CTTTATTCTGGGAGTCTTCAATCTTATTTAGTCTGAAGGTCTCTTCTATGGATTGTGTACAGGTTGGGCAAACCGTCTTCTCAGTAAAAAATTTATGTTCCTTTACGAGAGTTGCAATCTTCTGTGAAAGTTTACCTTTAACGTTGCCAAACTCTTTCAGTTTCTTTGTGGCACCCTGAAGTCCCTCCAGTTCGTCCTGAAGTTTTGTTGACTGCACTTCCAGGTCCTGGTTCTCATGAACGTAACCGTCCACACTTGCCAGTAGTGCTGTGATCTTTTCTTTCTTTTGTAAAATGTTATCGTTGCCTCTCTTCTCCAGTTGCTCGATAAAGTTCTTCTGCATTTCAACTTTATCTTTCAGACTGTCCTTCTTCAGATCCAGGGTACGAATCTCTTCACGAAGACTCCGAATCTTTTCCTTGATTAACGTATTCATCGAAGAGAAGATGCGAATATCCAACAGATCCTCAACCACTTCCCTGCGGGAAGCAACAGGAAGTTGCATGAATGGAACAAACGAACTGCTTCCCAGAATCACGATCTGAGTGAAACTCTTATAATTCATCTTCAGAACATTCTGTTCCAACCACTTCTGCTGATCCACAGCAGATGCATTCTGGTCCAGTGGTTGGTCGTCTCTGTAAATTTCAAAGACCGCTGGTTTGATTCCTCGGACAACTTTCCAAGGTGTGGAGTTCACAGAGAACTCAATCTCAACTAAACAACTCTTTTCGTTGGTTGTGTTGACCAGTTGAGGTTTATTGATTTTACGAAATGCTTTCCCATACAAAGAAAAACACAAAGCATCAAGAATGGTGCTCTTGCCTGCTCCGTTAGAACCAATGATGAGAGTGGTCGATTCTTTATCAAGTTGGACTTCAGTAAACTGGTTCCCTGTACTTAAGAAATTCTTCCATCTAATCTTTTCAAATGTAATCATGTTCTTCTAAGCTGTGAGGAGGAATCACAACGTCATCTTTGGTAATTATAGTATAGCAGTGATCGTGTATTTCGCAAGTCTTAATCATTATTTCATCCTCCACTTCCATTACATGCATCTCAGGGAATCCAAGTTCTTCCAGTTGCATGGCATAACGAACAGCATCATCCATCAATTCAAAGATGTAGAGAACTTGTTCCCCATCATCATTCCGAACCGAATAAGCACCTTCGACTTCTTTGCCCTCAACTGCAAGAATGAACATTAGACTAACTCACATGCCTCTTGGTAGATTTCCCTAATCAATTTCTGAACTTTGGACTTATCCAATTCCGTTTCAGTTTCTTCAATGTAACGATCAAGAATTGTTAGCGTGTCTTCTGACTGCAGAACTTCATCTGCTTCCTTATCATACCAACCACTAAAGTCAAAGTTCTCAACAATCTTCAGATCAGCAACTCCAGTCTGATAAAGTTTATCAATAAACTTCTCAAACTTAACAGTGTTGGATTTATTTACAACAACCACTTTGACAATCTTATTTACATAAGGTGTGGCATCAAAGAGTTGATGATCGGTGTCGTCATACTTGATGGAATAGAACATCTTGTATGGGTTATCCACATACTCGTGTTCTAAGGTTTCGGTGTCTAGGATTGTGAACCCACGGTTATCACCCACGTCGGTCCAATACATCTCATAAGGATTACCTAGGTAGAAGATTCGTCCGTCAGTTGATCTTGTATGGTAGTGACCTGAAAAGACCTTTTCGAACTTCTCAAATAACTTGCTCTCCAAACCATGGTCCATGACGATCTGTCGATTAACTCTAAATCCGTTGAGTTCAAGATGCCCCAACGCGACGTTGCAACGAGTCTTTTGAACAATTTTGACAGTGTTTTCTTCATTTTCACTATTGATCCAGGGTACAAGTAAAACGTCTAACCCAGCAACAGTCGCTTCTGCTGCTTCCGAATAGACATGGACATTATCATATTCTTTCAGTAACAACTCAACACTGTTAACTGAGTTCGTGTTCTTATAATAAGCGTCGTGGTTACCAGCAATGAGGTGCATCTCAATGTCTCTTTCCTTCAGTGGTTCAAACACAACACGCTTAGACCACTGGAGAGCAGAGAAGTCAATGCCTTTACGGGAGTCGAAACAGTCTCCCATGTGAATCACATGTTTAATTCCCAACTCATCGATTGTTGGAAAGAAGATGTTGGCATAGAACTCTTCAAAGTAATCATGAAACAGTTTAGAGTTCTTACGGGCACCATAATGAGTGTCCGTGATGACAGCAATCTTCATGAATAACGCAACTTTGCGTGCACAGAATCCTTGATGCTATTGTAATCGGAATAGTTCTCTGCGTCAAGATCGTTGGCATCGAAGACTTCATCAAAGTTTGTCTTCTCAAGAATCTTGTTCTTGATCTCCAGTTGCTTCTTCTCCTGAGAGATGCGTCTGAGGAATGCGTAGTAAATGATCTGAGTAAAGTAAGCAAAAGGATTCTTTGACTTCTCAGAATTGAAGTTGTGGATGTAGCGAACACAGTTCTCAATTCCGTCACAGATCATGTCCTCACGGAACATGTAATTGACAAAGTTTGGTTTATAAGACAAACGATTGGCCATCTTCAAGAAACAGTCACCAATGTAACGAGGGATTGGTGGCTTGGGTTTCCCTGCTGCCTCTGCTCTCTTCACCTCTGCGAAGTAAATCTCAATGGCATCCAGAAAGTCTTTGTTATTGACGTAATGTTCTTTGGCTTTTGGTCTGGCCATGATTTTGTATTTCTTTGTAAGAGTCGTCATTCATAATGTGATTCATATTGTTTTTATTCTAACAGAACTCATTCAGCTTAACAAACCTCTGTTCTGTTGATAAGATAGGTTTGTCGCAGTTTCAGGTTTGGCTTTAAGAGCTTTTATAGAGCTTCTCTAGAACCTCTTTGGTATCCTTAACGTTTCCTAAGTAACCCATCTTACGGTCCAACTTAGAGTAATTGGACTTGTTAGACTTACGAACATAATCCTGATACATGATGATCATTTGAATGTCCTCAGACTCAGACATCGTGAGAACATCATCAAGATTAATCATGAACAAATCTTCAGAAGAAGTTTTCAACCAAGGTTCAAGTTTGTAACCAGTGACTTGACCTCTGATCTTGATTTCATCAACACAAACAGGATTGGAAACGAGAAGCATTGTTCTGTCTCCTTCATCAGATGCTGCTACTTTACAGAAGATTTCATCACCACATTTGAGTTTGATTGTGGCAAAGAAGTCATCTTCGATCATATTTACCTCCTTATTCTTTTAGGTCTACTGTAACGATCTCATAGTTAAAGTTTTCAGAGACATAGATTTTGATTCTTTCGATGAAATGATTCAGTGTGTAGTTCTTTCTTGAGTTGAGAGTAATGTCATCAGCGATATCATAGAGTCTTGCTTTGACTTTATCTTTTCCCTTTCTCAGAACTCTTCCTATACTCTGGAGATTACGAATTCTTGATTTCGAAGGAGAAGCAAAGATTACGTTATGAAGATTTTTAATATTAATACCAGTGGAGAATGTTCCGAAAGATGCTACGATAATTGCATCCTTCTCCTCTTCGGTAATTCTTCTAACTTCTTCTCTCTCATCGGTGGCAACACCACCATGGATATAAAAGACTTTACGTCCTTCCTTTACTTTGTTATTTATCATTTCGTAAAGCAAATCTCCATGAGATTCCACTCTGGTAAACAGAAGAAGAGTGTTACCTTTGAGGTCACAAGTCAAATTAGTTAGAAACTTGTTTCGTCGTTCATGAGAAATCAGATATTGAATTTCATCTTCATATGTGTCAAACTTTTTGGGTTTGTGTTTCAGAACCACACACTGAATGTCAAGAGTGGCAAGGTGTCCCTCATCAATAAGTTTCTTGGTCTGAGTGACTTTGTAAGATGGACCAAAGAGTCCTTCCAGAACCCACTTGTGTGTCTGAGTTCCATCGAGTGTTCCTGTGAAACCAAACCTGTATTTCGCATGATGTAACTTTGTCATTACACCAATCAAAGACTTACTCTTAAACAAGTGTGCTTCATCACCAATGATGACATTGAAGTCTTCGAAGAAACTTCTGTCTAAGTTATAAATGGATTGCCAAGTTGTGATGGTGACTTCATTGACATTGGTTCTTTCACGTCCAGCATAAATCCTGTGACAGTGATTCTGAGCATCCCATCCATACTCTTGAAAGTCTTTGAACATCTGTTCCACAAGAGAAGTTGTGGGGACCACCAAAAGAATCTTTTGTTTTCTTGCAACAAAGTATCTCACCAGTGTGTAAATCATGAAAGACTTACCAGAGGCAGTGGGTGAGATGAGAAGTTTTCTGTTATATCTCAGCGCATCATAAACAGCATCAATCTGATAATCTCTGGGTTGGAGATGTGTGATGGCATTCATGTAATCCTTGACACCGCCTTTACTTACAAAGTCATTGACTTCGAAAGGCAATCCGTAAAACTTATTATTTTCAAACGAATAAGTGTATCCTGCTTGATCGCAGAATGCCACAATCTTATCCAACAGACCAATGTAAATCCTCTTGGTCCTCATGTCGAAAAGGTGAATCTCTCCGTTCCAATTCCTTTTACGATATTGAGGCATGAACTTTGCATTGGGTGCTTCAAAGGTAAAGCGATCCCTTAGTTCATATTCAATGTGAGGTTCAGTTGTGATCTTTAGATATACTTCGTTGACTTTTTCAATAACAAGGTCAGCCATGTCACCATGTGTCTGACCTATTTAGTTACCCAAGTCCAGCTGAGAATCTCATAAACTCAATGGCATTCTTAATCTGATAAGTTCTCTGTGCCAACTGTTTTAGAATCTCTTCAAGATACTTCAGCATGACATCATAATATTCAATCTTCAACGAAACTCCTGAGAGTTTTTCATCAGCATCCAAATACTTCTGAAGAGTGTCTTTATCTCGAATCTTTTTAGGGAAGGGGTTGTCGATGTAAACTTCTGGATCTGCTTTGCCTGAGAAGTATTCATAACGTTCGTGGCGAATGTTCTTTCTTTGTTGATCCGCCTTCTTCCTCAACAACTGAATGTTGTTATACAAGTCGTAATACTTTGCGTGAAGGATGGGGATGTTGAGTGATTCGGTGTGGAGATTATCATGATCCATCTTGGAGTCTTTGACCCACATCGATTGGATTGTTTCAAGGTCAACCATTAACAGCAGGACGTAATCTCGTCAATATTATACATCATGTATTTAAAACTGACTTGTGCAGTAAAGAATTCTGCATCTTGCAGCGTTGCATCGAATTGCAGAGTGGAGAGACGATAAGGGAACAGGTTCTGATACTTGACCTTGAACGATGCGTTATTCATCGAATCAAGAATTGTCATTGTACCGTCAGAATACAAGTTCAATTCTGAACGTGGTTCTTGTTCGACATTAATGGTGTCGCTTTTCTTCTGCCAATTATAAATCTCACTTAGACTCTCTGGGAAACCGATTCCACGAATCCAGTTTTGAATCTCCATATAGTTTTTGAGATCTTCATCGACCAAGAACTCAAAGGTCAGGTCTTCAAAGTCAATCATTGTTCCTGGAAGAGGAATCTCTCTCAGGTAATTTGGTTGTCTGGCAATGTCCAGTTCCAATGCAGGCAGGTTAATCTTTCTTCCAAAGTAAGAAACCTTGGGTGCACGATTAACTGAGAACGTGAAACCTCTGGGTTGCAGAAAGTTTCTATTCTCAATCTGGGTGTTAATTGGCTTCTGAACTGCCATGGTGTTTTTTAGTTATTTATCAGCAGCCTTTGATCTGAGTGGCAATCTCACCACCAACGTTGGATCCCATGTCTTGTCCCAACATTACTGCCCAACCTGCTGCGAGCCATCCGATGTAAGGAATGCCTGCGATTGATGGTGCGGCTGCTGCTCCTAAACTTGCACCAACCAATCTACCTGCATTCTCTCCTCCACCTTCCGCCTTGATGCACTCTTCGGACCTCGCAACTGGCTTTCCCTCAGAGTCAACCTCCTGAGAAACTTCATTAGGAACATACTGTCGTTCAACAGTTGTGGTTGATCTTCCACCGATTCCAAAGACACCATTGGATTGATCGGTATAAGTCGTGTTATCAAGAACAGTGGGGTCATGTCCTTTATAATCAATCGTGTAACTTCCGTCTGGATTTACAGTGATTGAATACGTTGTGTAATCTCCAACTGGAGGATAATTAATTTGAACTGGTTCTCTCTTAATGAGGTGCCCAATCACTCCGATGTGAGCCACTGCAATGATGACACCAACACTTCCAGCGAACCACTTAATGTATTTCATAACATCAGAAGTGAGTGATGTTATTTATTCCACATATCTTCGAGAATGAGGCGATACAAGTAATCCTTCATGTAAGAAAGTTCCTGTTGTTCCTCAATGGGACATGCAGGGTAACCTGGCCAGTTCTGAAGATAAAAGCAAACAGACTTATAAAGGAGTTTCACATCTCTCATGTCAAACTCCATGACGTAATCTGGATCTTGTTGGAAATCTTCTTCGTGCATTAGTAACCTGAATCTGCGACACACATACCAATACAAACTAACCCGTTGGATGCTGTCCGCCCACAGTGATTACAGAGAACAGGTTCGTCAGTTTCTTCTTTTTTATCTTCTTCTTCCATGGTAATATTTAGGGGCAATAAAAAAGGGACCCGAAGGTCCCTTGAGAAACACAGAAGTGTGATAAAAATCACATGAGGTTCTTAACTTGAACTCTTCTGTAGTAACGGTTGGAGTTAACGCGAAGGCGTCCGAGTCCTTGGGTTGTACCCTCAGCGAATGGGTTGGCAACAAGACCATAACGAGTCTTGAATCCAATTTTTGGCTGGAAGGTGTCCTGACCGACGGCACGAACCATCTGCAGGGGAACATAAGGACAATAGAACAGACCAGCGTCATAAGGTGAAGAACCCTTATAACCAACGACGTAGTACTGGTTACCTGAATCGGTTGCTGTGTTAGCAGCAGCCAGGTTAGCAGCATATGGGTCGATGTAGACGCGGAACTTAC